GCGGCGTTCAGCCTGAAACCGGCGTGTTCTGCCAATTTTGTTAGGTGAGTTCCGCTGGCAGCGAAGCGCGCAGTATTTCTGCCAAGGCCGCGCAGGCGTAAATTCCGCGCTACAGGTTATGCAAATGGTCATGGATGCCTCACTTCATCCGCTACTAGCCGGGGCGTCCCAACCCGCCCCGGCGTTCGCTGCCCAGTTTACGAACGGCGCCGGCGGCGCGGTGCGTCTTCAGCCGGGGCTTCCGCGTCCTCGGCGTCTTCCTCCGCCGGGGCTGCGTCCATGCCCGACCACTTCACGATGTCAAAGACCGGCGTGAAGATGCGGCCATAGCTCTTGTGCTGGTAATGCTCTTTCTTGAGGCGCACCACCGGCACGGGCTTGTCCTGATCCTTGTCCACCTGTTCAGCGATGGCCACGGCCAAGCCCTGCACGGCGCGCTTACCGCCCACGCTGGTCACGCTGTAGCGGACTTGCAGACCTTCGTCCTCGCCGTTCGTGCAGGCCAGCGTCATGCCGATCTGCATTTCCCAGCCGCGCTTGGCGGACGGGGGTGCGGGGTCGAGTTCCGGCAGCGGCTCAGAAACGCTAACCATCTTCTCGGCCAGCACTTCGCCATCGCCCCAGGCGATGTAGCCGTGGACGAAGCTGAACGGATTGACGGCCCACAGGCTGTCGTCCTCGACCTCGGTCTGATCGGCACCGAACACCCAGTGGCCGGTTTTGTCCATCTTGAGGATGGCCATGCCGCCAGCACCAGCCGACGATTCGATGGAGCGCAGCGCGGACGCCAGAGACTTAACAGACGGCAGATTCGAGCCGCCAAACTTGGAGAGTTCATTCGACATGATTGTGTTCCTTACTGGATTTTGGCCATTGCCTTCTTGAGCGTATGGCCGATTTGCAACACCGCGGGCCGGGGGTCATTCCCCGGTGCCAGAGTGTTACCACTTGAGACGGCGACCACCAGGTCGTCCGGCAATTCGATCTTCATTTTCTTCAGCGCCTTGTCGGCCACCGCTGGCGTGATCGCCTTCGGTTCACCCCAGGCTTCAACGCCCGCGCTTGTCAGGAAAGCCACCGCCTTGTCCTCGTCGGCCCACTGGCGGGTCGCCCGCTTTGGCACCAGCTTCCAATCGCCCACCGGCTTGCCTTCACTCAGCATCTGTTCCGCCAGCGCCCGCAGGCCAGAGATGAAGTCTTCCACCAGCGGCACCTGATCCAGATAATGCGCGATCTGATCCACCGGCAGGGCGTCCAGCTTGGTCGCCAGCAGGCGATCCACGGCGCCGGTCATCACCGGACAGACAGGCTTTGCAGCGCACCACTTGCAGTGGTCACCAGCCTTCAGCGGGGCGTCAGGCTTGAGCGCCCGTGTGACGGCAGCCTTCAGGTCAGCTTCGAAGTCTTTGATGCGCTCCACCGTGGTCACCCACCGCTTGACGCTGGGCGGCTGCACGATGATCAGTTCGACTTCCTCCACGCCCTCGAACACCCACTTGGTGGTGTCCGTCCGCATCGCGGCGGCGGCGTAGAACATCAGTTGCGCGTTTTCCTCAGCGCCGACAGGGATTCCATCGCCGAATTTCCAATCCAGCACAACAGCGCGCCAGCCAATGCGGCCCAGAAAATCAGTACTACCAAAAACGTCAGGCAGATAATCCCCAAAACCCACCCGGCTTTCGACAGCATATTCCATCCTCCCCTCTGGGTCGATCTCATCCAGCGCGGCCAGCGCCGGGCGCAACTTGCGCTCAATCAGGTCTTCGTCAAGCGTAATGCCCTCATGGGTGCGCCCCAGATAGAACTCTGGCGGCTTGTTCTTGTCCAGCACGTCCGCAATGGTGTCGTGCAGCAGCGTCCCTTCGTTGGCGTAGCTGCTGCTTGGCTGCGGTGGCATCTTGTCCACCAGCGCCACGCTGCCTGGGCAGGCGATGACGCGCTTGGCGGTTGATCCGCCGACGATCCTACTATGCTGCATTGTCGTTTCCTTTGTTTGGGTGAGTGTTATGGCACGTCAAACTTTTGGGTGCAACGGTCATTCGCATGACGAGACTTCAGCCGACTTCTTGAGCCATTTATAAAACTCAGGCCATTCGTCCTGCGCGCCGCTGACCATCCATTCAGTGAGAAAATCAATCTTCTCATCGTCGTCTTCGATGTGGAACAGTGCGTATTCAATGGCGTCGGAACCTGTGCCGTGATCGCCAAATTCGCGCCCGGTAGATGGATCAATCGTGATCATGCTTGTTGCCCTCGGTTTAGGTTAGCGGCTGACCTGGTGTTGCCGTTGGCGCGCGCCTGTTCATAGACAGGCCGACGGTGTTTCCGTAACGCCTCACTGAACCGGTACACGCTCCCCCAGCCGTAATCATGCGCCAGTTCGGTCAATGTCCTGTTGCTGATGTCCCGATCAGCGGCTGGCAGCGTGGGCACCGTGCCCGGCGGGCGTGGTGGATTGTTCGTCCGGCCCTTGGGCGCTGTTTCCTTGGCCATGCGCGCGTCAACAGAGGCCACTTGCGACAGGTGGGCGCGTATGCGCTCGTTCGCGTATATGCGCTCCTTACGCCCATCCTCGTACAGCCACCAGAACACGCGATTGTGGATAATCGCACGGCGGGCGGTCATGACAGCAGCCCCCTTGCTTCGACAGCGCGGCGCAGGTGTAGTGGGGCGTAGCCCCAGCGCCGGGTACAGTCGCCGTATTCGCGGCACAGGGCGGCGATGCGCTCGTCTAGGGCGCGGGTGGCGCTGTACAGCCTGTCATGCTCTGCAATGGCCGCAGCGGCGTCCTGCAAGATATCGCGCTCTTGGCGCGGTGGTGTGGTTGTCGTTGTCATTTGTCATCCTCGATTAGTAAGGCCAGCGCCAACAGCGCCAGCGCGATCAAAAGCCCGGCCATGTCAGGCTTCATAATGGGCGGTGCGTAGTGCGTCATATTGGCGCCAGAGCCGCCCTATGTCGGCCTGGGCCTCGGTCAACCGTTCGGCCAACACTAGGGCCAATTCGCTGTCATGCTTTGCAGCGTCTAGCAATGCCAGCGTGGGCAGGGTGCGAAGGTAGTTTCGGTCGTTCAATTTCATGTTCAAGCTCCCTTTGTCTGTTGCTCTATCAAGTCTGCAATGCGCCCATAACTCTCTGCAAGCTGCAGCTTGCGGCGCTCATCGCTGGCCATGTCGCACCATTGCGCTTCACTGTAATAAGCGGCTTCCGTTTCACGGTAGATGCGCGCGGCGTTGGCAGGGCCGTGCGTGGCGATGGCACGTTCGGCTATCTGTTCGGCTGTCATGGCTCCATCCCTTTCATAGCGTTATAGAGCGCGCTTTGGCTGTAAGGCGCGCCGTCTGGCGTTTTGGGCGTGCGTATGCCTTCGCTTGTCAGCGCGTACAGCATCCCCTTAGCGGCGCGCTTGCGCGACCCGCCGGCTGCGCGCAGCCATGAAAGCGCGGCGCGGTAAAGCTCCTCATCATTGTTGATCCACAGGCTTACGTTCCAATGGTTCCAATTTTTATGCCCCTGGTATGTCGTCATGGTGTCGTTTCCTCTCTCTGTAGTGTCAGGGCGGCGCTGTGGCCGCCCTGGCGCGTTGTCATGCGGTGATGGTGGCCCATTGGGCGGCGTCATCATGATAGGCGCCCCTGATGGGCATCAGGACGGCGTAGGCGTCATTAACGCCGGGGAAGGTAACGCCAGCGGCGCTCTCGCCGTTGTGGTGGATGTGCGCCGTCAAGCCGGTGCCGCTCGAATAGCCGCGCTTGGGCTTGCCTTGCAGCAACATGCCAATCTTGCCCATGTCGGCGACATAGGCCGGATTAAACTGTGCCACGGTGCCGCTGATTTCGGACGGCACAACACGGCGCCAATCGGGAAATGTGCCGTCAACCGGCTTGCAGGCAATGTCGCCTACGCGATCGGGCGCGATCGTGATGGTGGGCAGTTTGTGGCCCGCCAGCGCGCGCTTGAGCACATCACGGCAGATAATCCATCCGGCAAAAGAGCCTGGCGCCGGATTGCCGTCTGTGTTGTCGCTGGCGAGATCAATCGCGCCGACAAACATACGGTGGCCATCGGTTGATACCAGCTTGCCGGCCGGGTCCACAAACACGCCTTTCAGATAATAGCGGGTTTCTTCAGAGGAAGCGCACAAGAGCGCGGCACGCAGCATATCGGCGTTTACGGTGATGGTGGTTGTCATAGTGTCGTTTCCTGTATTGGCTTGTCATCATCAGACTGTCGGGAGCCGCCCGGCAGTGACGCGCACCATGTGCGCGTTTCGACGTTATGGCTGCATATTGCGAGCGTCTATTTCGGCGTTGACGGCAGCGTAGGCGGCTTCCTCGCGTGGCGTACCTAGCAACGTCTCGCTGTGGCGCCCATACATATACCAGTAGCCGGTCAAGGCGCTGTCGCTGATGCGCGCGAATTTTGCCGTGTAGAAATCCAGCCACTCTTGAAAATCGCGCATATGGCCAAGATTATATTCGTTGGGGTTGGCGTTCATGCTATCGACTCCTCTGTTTTAGATGATTGCGAGAATGGCAAGGCAGGCGAAAAGCGCCAGCATGGCGAGTGCGTCCTTCATGGCTTAGGCCCCCTTGCTGAAGCTGCGGCAAGCGCAAGCGAGGCAAGCCATCAAGGCCAGGCATCCGGTGACGATTACGATTTCCAGAAGCATCAGTGCAGTCATTTGCGTTTCCCTTCGTTGCTGTGTTGATGCGCCCATCATATCAACGCCGGCAGGCTGTGCAACACATTTGTTTGCATTCTTACTAATTTGTAATGTTAGCCTGGCATTGGCGGTTTAGGCGATGGATTGTCATGGGAGCCTGGCAAACCGCCTAGGTTTTGGGGCTAAATGCGCGCGCATTATCAAGGGGATATGAGACTTCTAGGCTATCTAGGCTATTGATTGTAGTTTCCTGAATATTTTATAAAGTGTATTATATAGCTAATACGCTGTGACGCTGGCGCGAATGGTGGCGCCACGCCACACGCCGTTCTGACCTGAACTGAAATTGCCATGACAATTTGACAATCCGCCTAACCGTTCCCCGATTGTTCTCACATTTCGACCTGGATTGTCACATTGTCACGCAATCACGCCCGTGATGTGGCTCTTGTTTGCGCTTTGCCCAAACCGCCTAACAGCAAAATGGTGCGCGCAAGCTGCGCGCCAGGCGGTTGGATTGTCGCTGCCCAAACCGCCCAGCCGGGGGAAATGACCGCGCTGATTTGCTGCGACATGTAGCCGCAGGCTGTGTCTGGCGCCGCGGGCAGGGGGAGGGGGGGGCCGGCGCGCGCGTGGCTGTCACGGGCACCGTCCGCAAACAATTTTTTATTTTTTATTTTTACGCAACACAGTTTAGTGCAGCCTTGCCCGCGCCACCCGCGTCATCTATTATGGCACCATGACCTTCTATTCCCTGCCGTTCGCACCCGAACGCCCAGAAGCCACCGAGGCGCGCTTGGAGGCGATCTACGAAGCCGCGCGCTATGGCCTGAAAGGCGACAGCCTAGCGTTGGCCGCCGGGCTGACGCCGAAGCAGTTCCGGCGCTTGGCTGAGTTTGACCCGCTGGTCGAGGTCGCGGAGATGAAGGGCCGCGCTGACGGCGAACTGTCCGCCGCCAAGACGATGTACCACGCCGCCGCTAACGGCGACGCCAGGGCTGCGCTCGACATCCTCAAGCACCAGCACGGCTGGGTCGCCAAGCAGCAGATCGACGTGAACATCGACCAGCAGATCAGCATCACCGGCGCACTAGAGCGGGCGCAGTCGCGCGTCATCGAAGGCCTGTACACTGAGGTGACAGCGTTGCCGGCTTTTGATACACAAGCACCTATGGCCAACGTAGTGCAGGACGCTGAATATGCCCCCGACTGACCGCACGCTAGGTGAACGCCTTTTTGAAACTGCCGCCAAAGGCTACCGAGATTTTGTTGGCGCAGAGAATCTGGCCGCCGACAAACGCATCTATATGGAAAGTGTCATCGACCGGCGCCGCGACCCAATCACTGAACGGTCGTTTACCCCCGAAGAGCTGGAGGTTATGCGCGGCGTCATCACCCGGCGGTACGACGTTATAAAACCCCAACTTAAACAAGATATAGCCAACCGCCGCAGCGACGCAGCAGAATTTCTTAAAAGCGCGATAAAAACTTCTGACCCAGAAATGCGCGCTATATTTTTACGGGAATACAAAGATAACGTGCAAACCGTAAAAGATTTAACGTCTTTTTTGTCTACCGGCAAGCTTAACCCCACCGTTGTAGAGTTAGGCCAATTCTATCATGTTAAACCTAACATTCAGTACGACGATTACAAAGATAGTTTTAAAATAAACGCTGACCAGCTTGCGTCATCAAGCGGCGAAGGCGCCATAGGCCAGACTTTAGGCCGGTTTACTTATGATGTTGACCCGCAAGGCAACATAAATATTAAAGACACTTATGATTTTGGCACTGCTTTTGACGGTTTTACAGGCCAACCTGTCCCTACTAAACGTATTGGGCTAGGCAGTTTGTTTAGCCCTAAATCCGCCGCAGCACGCTACGGACGCACATATTTGCCCCCAGGCCAAGGCCGGCCCGTCAACATCCGCGTAAACTCAATGGCACCGCCGAAGGCCAAAACCAAAGAACCTGAAAACTGGTTCAGCCGCACCGCAACCGCGCTAGGATTCTGATGCAGCAGCCAATCTACTCAGCAGCCGAGGAAATGGAATTGATGAGTCGGCTGTGGTCGCCGACGATCAAGGATGACCCGCTGGCGTTCGTGCTGCTGACCTACCCGTGGGGTGAACCGGGTACGCCGCTGGAACACTTCAAAGGGCCGCGCAAATGGCAGCGCGACGTGCTGGGCACTCTGCGCGACCACATCAAGGACAACCAAGGCAAGGTGGACTACGACACCTTCCGCAAGGCGGTGGCGTCAGGCCGCGGTATCGGCAAGTCGGCGCTGGTCAGTTGGCTGGTGCATTGGATGCTGTCCACGCGCATCGGCAGCACGACCATCGTGTCGGCTAACTCCGAGGCGCAGCTACGCAGCGTCACTTGGGCCGAGATAACCAAGTGGCTGGCGATGGCGCTGAACAGCCACTGGTTCGAGATCGCCGCAACGCGCATCATGCCGGCCAAGTGGATCACGGAACTGGTCGAGCGTGACCTCAAGAAAGGCACGCGCTACTGGGCCGTCGAGGGCCGGCTGTGGTCGGAGGAGAACCCGGACGCCTACGCTGGGGTTCACAACTGGGATGGCGTGATGCTGATCTTCGACGAAGCGTCCGGTATCCCCGACAGCATCTGGTCGGTCAGCGACGGCTTCTTCACGGAAAACACGCCGCACCGCTTTCACGTCGCGTTCTCCAACCCGCGGCGCAACACCGGCTACTTCTACGAGACGTTCAACAGCAAGCGCAGCTTCTGGCGCACAAGCAACATCGACGCGCGTGATGTCGAGGGAACCG